ACTCGTTCTGTGACTTTCTTTTAAAAAGCGATCAACGTGAAGAACAGGATATAGCCAAAGATCTTGTTGGACACGTCCAAGAAGAACTGTCTCACGATCTTGAACACACCCCAGATATTGGAAACATGCTTTTTTCTTTGACAAAGGGCCTTTATGAACATTGTGTGCCAGGGCCTTCCGAAGATATTGAAAAGTTGGTTGTGCATAAAAGCTGGTTTGTTAGAGCTTTTGAAAACGACTATAACCCAACGCATATGCACACAAGCGGGAGTTATTCCTGTGTACTGTATCTAAAGGTTCCAGAAACTATTTCAGACACCAACAGCAAGTATGTCGATAAACAAGCTACCGAAGGCTATTTGGACTTTGTTTATGGGACGTCTTTGGTTTGTTGCCCTGGAAACCTATGCGTACAGCCTAAAGCGGGGGATTTATATGTTTTTCCCGCGTATCTGTTTCATACTGCGTATCCGTTTTATGGAGAGGGAGAAAGACGCTCTTTTTCTGCCAACATGTCCTTGGCGGTGCGGGATAGTGAGAAAGAAGTATGAAATATAAAGACGTTTTGGGCGAAGACTTTAAAACTAAAAAAGAAGCATACCGCCATTTTTGCGCTCTCAGGGATAAGGTGACGGAAGCATCCTGTCTGGGCAGACAACACCTCCTGACTGAAGAAACGATCGTCAAAAAAAGCCAGATGGACAAGCTCTATGCCGACTATTTTCTTTGTAAGGACCCTAATTGGTATAAAAAGAAAATTGGGCGGGGAGTTAAAGATTGGTTTTTTGGGCGCGATAAGGAAGGTGGAGTTTGCTTATGGGTTTTGCAGAAAGAGGATCCAAAAGAAAACGCTGTGGAAGAATCTATCTGGTCACGATTAGCTATTAAAGAAACAGATATGCCTTTTTCCATATCGGCCAAATGGGTGTTTACTTGTTTTGGACCAGGGGTAATGTTGGATAAAAGCCCCCGACTAAAAATAAAAAATGTTTTAAGACATACAGTGAAACCTCAAATACAAGAATTCAGAGACTCCGTAGAAGACAAGTGTCAAAGCTGCGGGAAGCAAAGCCCTGGGTTGGGGTTAGAGGTTGACCATACCCCTAATTTTTCAGACATTGCAGAAAGTTTTCTAAACCGGCATGACCAAAATTTTCTAACGGAAACGGTTATTGATCTCGAAACTAAGCGCGTGGGCGCTAATTACCCCCAAAAATGGCGCTTTAATGATGTAGCCAAGCAGATTAAAAAAGATTGGTGCGAGTACCATGAAAGCCAAGCAGTATTGAGGTTACTTTGTGTGAGTTGCCATAAAAGCAAAACGCATAGCAAAGAAAGTTAATGGATTCTTTCGATATCGTTCAATTTGTCCAAAAAACCATTAAGGAACGTAAGTACATTGTTCTGGACGTACTGGAGAATAATGGTATAAAGTCCATGGAACAATACCGAGAATTGATGGGCGAGTTAAACGCCCTTAATTATATTTTACAGGAACTCTCGGGCCTGCTAGAAAAACAGGAGCAATTGGATGACTGAAGCTGTCCAAGCTGTAGAAAACCTTTATGTTAAAGAAGAGGATCGCGTTTTAGATCCAGCACTTCTTGACAAAACTCTTTTAGAACGAATGCCGCAACCTACCGGTTGGCGTTTGCTTATTCTCCCGTATAAAGGAAAAGGAAAAACGGAGGGAGGTATCCATTTGCCCGATAAGGTAGTAGAGGAAAGTCAGATACAAACTGTTGTGGGATATGTCCTGAAACAAGGACCTTTAGCCTATATGGATAAAGAGAAATTCCCAGAAGGGCCGTGGTGTTCTGAAAAAGACTGGATTGTTTTTCCCCGATATGCAGGTTCTAGGTTCAGAATCGAAGGGGGCGAAGTACGAATTCTTAATGATGATGAAGTATTAGCCACAATCCATGATCCCGATGACGTTATTAATATCTAAGAGAGTATAGCTATGGCAGAAACACAGCAAAAAGCCCATGAGGTCGACGACGGTCAGATTCCTTTGGAGTTTGATGAAGCCGCCGCAGAAGTAGAAGTGCCTATTGAGGCGGAAACTATTTCAGACGCGGAAGTTGTTGAGGTTGAAGAAAAGACAGAGCAAGAAGAATACGGTGCTTCGGTACAGAAGCGTATTGATCGGCTTACAAGAAAAATGCGTGAGGCAGAGCGTCAAAAAGAAGAAGCCCTAAAGTATGCGCAAAACGTTCAAACTGAATCAAATGCAATTAAAACCCGAATGCAGCAACTGGATGCAGGGTATGTCTCTGAATACGGTGGCCGTGTCGAAGCTGAACAGCAACAGGTCGAGACCGAATTAAAAAGAGCAGTTGAAGTGGGCGATGTAGAAGCCACTGTAGCGGCACAAAAGAAATTAACACAATTAGCTGTTGCACAAGATCGCTATGAACAAGCTCGACTGCAACAGGAGCAACAAGCTGCACAGCAGACAGCATACGAACAGGCTGTTCAGGCTCAGCCGCAGCAAGCTCCGGCTCCGGCTCCGGCTCCGACTCCGGCTCCTGATCCAAAAGCAGAAGATTGGGCTTCTCGCAATAGCTGGTTCGGGAAAGACGAGGCCATGACTTTTGCAGCTTTTGGTATCCATAAAAGAATGGTGGAGTCTGAAGGATTTGACCCCTTAAGCGATGACTATTATAGTGAGCTTGATGAACGGATCCGCAGAGAGTTTCCGCAAAAATTTAACGGAACCAGCAAACGTGCCGCCCAGACAGTTGCTGGAGTTTCCCGCTCAACCACGTCCGGGCGCTCAGGTAGAAAAGTTCGCCTCACCCCGAGCCAAGTAGCCATAGCTAAAAAATTGGGTGTGCCGCTTGAAGAATACGCGAAATACGTGAAGGAGTAAGAACGTGAGTAAGGAAGTAGAAACAAATCGTTTCGACGACGTTGACCGTTCTCCTCGCGCAAAAAATACAAGGGAGAAAACAGAGCGGCGTAAGCCGTGGGCTCCCCCCTCCATGTTAGCAGCACCACCTGCACCGGAAGGATACAAACATCGCTGGATACGATCGGAAGTACGTGGTTTTGACGATCGTCAAAACATTTCAGCACGTCTTCGTGAGGGCTATGAACTAGTCCGAAAAGATGAATATCCTGATTTTGAATCTCCGGTAATTGATTCAGGTCGATATGAGGGTGTTTTTGGTGTAGGAGGCTTAATTCTGGCGCGAATTCCACTGGAAACAGTGCAGGAACGTACCGACTACTTTAATAGCAAAAGTAAAGATTTAATGGAGGCGGTCGATCACGATATGATGCGCGAGAATGCCCACTCAACGATGAAGATTGACAATCCAGATCGTCAATCTCGTGTAACTTTAGGTGGCCCGCGAAAATAGTCGCGGACTACCCCTTTTGGGAGTAAAGACTTATGGCTAATACTTATTCTGCGATGGGCTTACAGCCTATTGCAAAATTAGGTCAGGGCACTAACTCCACTGGTGTAACAGGCTACACTCCTTATGAAATTGCCAACGGCAACACTACCGCCATCTACCACGGCTCTCCAGTTATTCCTCTTTCTACGGGGTATATTTCACTGGTAGGCGCTGCGGCTGGCGGAACAGTTAGTTTAGTAGGCGCTTTTGTGGGGTGTGAATATGTATCTAGCACTACCTCGAAAACTATTTGGTCAAACTATTGGCCAGGTTCCGGGGCGGACAGCAACTTTCCTGTAAAGGCTTTTGTCGCCGATGATCCAAATCAGTTATTTATAATTGGAACGGATGCGTCGTGGACAAATAAAGCCACAGCAAGAGCGGCTGTTTTTGCTAATGCAAATTTCAGCAGTGGCACTAGTGGGTCCACTAACACAGGTCGTTCCTCCGCAGCACTTGCAATCAGTACCATCGCAACTACCGCAGCCTTGCAGTTAAGAATTATGGGTTGGGTAGAAGATGATTCTGATGCAGATTTTTCTGCGGCGGGAATCAAGGCCATCGTAAGGTTGAACAACAGCTTTAACTCACCGGAAGGGAGTATTGCTGCTGGGACACCTTCGACAACGGGCGTTTAGGAGGGTTTGATATGGCTATTTCTCGCGCACAACTCGCGAAAGAGCTTGAACCCGGCCTTAATGCCTTGTTCGGGCTCGAATATGACCGTTATGACAAAGAAGATACAGAAATCTACGAAGAAGAATCTTCAGATCGTGCATTTGAAGAGGAAGTAATGCTTGCCGGTTTCGGAACGGCTCCGGTAAAAGGTGAGGGTAGTGCAATTTCATTCGATGACGCGCAGGAGACATATACTGCACGTTATACGCATAACACCATTGCGCTGGCTTTCAGCATTACAGAAGAAGCTATCGAAGATAATCTGTATGATCGTTTGGCTGCACGGTATACTCGTGCTTTGGCACGTTCAATGTCACAAACCAAACAGGTTAGGGCGGCGGCTGTTTTGAACAACGCCTTT